CACCAACGAGAAGTCCTCGTGCTGGCGGTGCGGCGGGCAGAAGCTCGTCGCGCTCACGCTGCCGTCCGGGCCGACCTCGGTCCGCCTGTCCCTGTTCTGCTCGAGCTGCGGCGTGCGCTGCAGCGGGCACAAGGAGTAGCCGGTGGCCCACACCTTCCCCGTCCACTACCGCCCGCGCCCGTACCAGGCGGCGGTGCACCGGCTGTTCCGCGAGAAGCGGTTCGGTGTGGCGGTCCTGTCCCGCCAGGCGGGGAAGGACATGGCCATGTCCATGCACATGTGCCAGCGGCGGCTCGAGAAGCCGAAGACCACCGGGGTCTACATCTCGCTCGACAACCCGATGATCCGGGACATCCTCTGGGACAAGACGTACGTGGACCCGGAGACCGGCGAGTACCACCACGCGCTGAAGGACAACGTGCCGGCCGAGCTCGTGTCGTGGACCGACACGTTCATGGTCGGCCGCTTCACCAACGGCTCGCGCCTCAAGCTGCAGGGGTACTTCCAGTCGGGCAAGGACAAGAACGGCGTCGGCACCTCGTTCCAGGACTACGCGTTCACGGAGCTGGCGCTGTTCACGCGCGAGGACCCGATCCCGCGCCTCATGCCGATCCTCACCTCGACGCCGGACAAGAAGCTGATGGTCGCGAGCACGCCTCGTGGCAAGCGGCAGAACCCGCTGTGGCAGCTGATGCAGTCGCTCGACGGCAACCCGGAGTACGGCCAGATCATCTGGGGCATCGACGACATCAACGCGCAGATGCTCGCCGCCGGGCTGCCGCTGGTGCGTTCGCAGGAGCAGCTCGAGATCGACCGCGACGCCTACCTGCGCCGGTTCGGCAACGACCGCATGTTCAACCAGGAGTACCACGTCGACTTCGGCGAGATGGATGCGGCCGCGGTCTACGGCGAGGCGTACCTCCAGATGCTGCAGGACGGCCGGGTCGACGACTTCCAGCTGCACCCGGCGCACCCGGTGTACGTCGCCTTCGACATCGGCTCCTCGGGGCAGCACTCGGACGCGACGTCGTGGATCGCGTTCCAGTGGTACAACAACAAGCTGATGATCTTCGACTGCGGCGAGGGCCACGGCAAGGCGCTGCCCGAGTACGTGGACGTGCTGCGCGAGAAGCCGTGGTTCCACATGATGCAGCGGATCATCCTGCCGTGGGACGGCGAGCACCACGAGAAGGCGATCAACGCCACGCCCGCGGACATGATGCGGCTGAAGTTCCCGAACGTGTCCGTGCTGAAGAAGAGCTCGACGGTGTGGAAGGTCCCGAACGCCCGCAGCAAGTGGGGCGACGAGATCACCGACATCCAGGCCACGCGCCTCGCGCTGTACAACGCCATCATCCACCGCACGAACTGCGACTGGATGCTCGAGTGCTTCGAGAACTTCAAGTACGAGTACAACAACAAGCTGCAGGAGTGGACCGAGAAGCCGCTGCACGACAAGTTCTCGCACATGATGGACGCCCTGCGCTACGTGGTGCAGGCGACGCGCGAGCTCGACTTCTTCGGCGGGCAGCTCGAGGTGATCGGAGGCAGCACGGTGGCCGGGGACTACACGGAGGACTGGTCGGGGGTGTGGGCGTGAGCACCAAGACCGTGCGCGAGGCGCTGCGCTACGTGGCCGACCACCCGGTCGCGCCGCCGGAGGAGATCGACTCCCCGGCCTGGGAGATGATCGGGCGCTCGCTGTTCCAGATCGCGAACTCGCCGAACCCGAAGATCCGCGGCTCGCTCGCGCGGTCGACGAAGGCGCAGAAGATGATCGCCGACCGGCTCGTCGGCCGCCGTCGTCCGGGCACCGCGCCCGCGGTGAAGCGCTCGCAGGAGATCGAGTTCGTCAACCTCGAGGCGACGCCGGAGGTGGAGGCATGAGCACCGAGCTGCTGCCCCCGGTGCGGAAGTTCCGCAAGCAGGTGCCCGAGGCGCACCGCCAGTCCCTGGACACGCGCATCGTGTGGCTGTGGAACCAGCGGTTCGGGACGATCCAGACGGTGTGGTCGCAGAGCCCGGACCTGCTGGACCACACCGCCGCGACGATGATCCTGCAGGCGATCATCCACCAGGACCTCGCCTCCATCCAGCTGATCTTCCAGCGGATCGAGGGCGGGGCCCTGGAGGATCACGTGATCGCCGAGCAGGAGGACGGCTTCCACGTCTAGTGCATGTAGACCGGGCCGTGCTTCGCCCGCCACCGCCGCTTCACGTCGCGGCGGATCGGCATCGGGTAGCGGGCGCACGGCTCGCACGGGCACAGGATCGGGTGGGACGCGATCTCCTCGTGCGGTACCGTCTCGGGGAGCTCACCTCGCTGCGCTGCGGGCAGCAGCGGGGTGAGCTCGTACCAGTGGCCGAGGTACCAGAAGCCGCCGTCCTTCACAGCTTGGCCCCGGCCTCGCGCTCGGCGTAGAGCGTCAGCGTCATCGGCCGGTGCCGGTACACGCGCCAGCCCACGGGGACCCGGTACGTGCGCGGCACCTTGCGGCCCATGATGTAGGTCATGTACGACTTCCCGAAGTAGAACTTCAGCACGTCGTTGATCTTGCGCAGGTCCGCGCGCCACGTCGTCTTGCCGCGCGTGGACTCGCCCGCGTCGCGCAGCCGCTTCTCCTCGGCCGCGAGGTCCGCGACGGCGAGCCCGGTGGCCCACTCGAAGATCATCACCGCGGCGACCCGGTGCCCGTGCTTCGGGCTGAGCCGGCGCAGGAACGCGCGCGTCTCGCGCTCCCACTGGACCAGCGCGGGGTTCTCCCGGATCAGGTACTGGTCCTTGGTGTACGGCATCTTGCCGCGCTCTTCCTCGGGCAGCGTGATCTGGTCGACCCGCGCGCTCGCCGTCGGATCGAGTGCCGTGCTCGGCACTCGTGTCGAGGTTCTCTCTCCCCTCTCAAACCTCTCCTTGAACTCCTTCTCGACGTCCGTCAGGTAGTCGAGCTCTCCCTCTTCTTCCCACGCTGCATCTGCTCGCATGCAGCGCAGTCTCTCATGAAAAAAGAGAGAGGGTCCGCAGCCAGTGGCTACGGACCCTCTCACCTGCGACGTCAGTTCCCTTCCGCCTCGAAGTCGGCGATCAGGACCACCTGGTACAGGCGGCCGTCCGCCTCCTCCGCCCCCTGCACCGCGGGGAGGAAGGCGTCGTAGAACGTCACCTCCTTGCGGGTCGGGTCCTCCGGGTCGGGGCCGATCACCATGTACTGCATGGTCAGCCCCGGTAGTCCCGGTGCAGCGTGATCGCGAACACCGCCGCGTGCACGACGACGGCCACGGCCTCCGCCTCGCGCATGTCGTCGTGCAGCGTGACGGTGCCGTCGCCCCGGAGCACGAGGAACCCGCCCTGCTCCACCTCGGGCAGCTTCACCGGCGTGTCCCCGCGCGCGGCCGCGACGGCGTCCGCCGCGGTCTGCCTCGAGTAGTGCGTCCACTTCACGGCCACCCGGGTGTCGTCCGTCGCGCGCGTGCACGGGGTGTGCGCGGGCGCGAAGCACGCCGGGCAGGCCACGCTCGTCGGGTCGGCGGTCACGGCTTGCTCGCGTTCGCGATGATCTTCTCGGCCTCGGCGGTGTCGATGCCGATCTCGTTCGCCCGGTCGCGGATCGCGTCCTCCCAGCCCGGCATGTCCGAGAGGAACATGTCGCGGCCGATCGCGTACAGCGTGGCGTTCCGCTTCCCCGAGGGGATCGGCTTGGCCAGCTGGGTCTTCAGGTCGTGGTGCACGATCAGTGCCTCCGTGTCGTCCAGGTCTGCCGCGGCTGCGGCCAGACGGTTGCCGTGCGCCAGCTTCTTCTGGCGACGGAGCTCGAGCATGTCGAGCAGCTCCTGCGGCGCGTGCGCCACCGGCAGGTCGTTCCAGCGCTGGGTGTCGTAGTGGTACACGCAGCCGACCGCGCGGATGTCGACCCCGGGCACGAGCCCGAGGACGTCGTCGTACACGCCGTACCCCTCGTCCGGGAGCCACAGGTCCGGCGTCTGGTAGAACAGGTGCCGGCCGGCCCCGGACTTCGAGGTCTCGGCCATGGTCTCCGGCAGCGCGAACCCGATGCTGAGCAGCGAGTCGTAGCCGTTCGGGCTCCCCGCCTCGGCGTGCTGGTCGATGTCGATCGCGAGCATGTTCATGCTGCGCATCACGAACGCGAACGGCGCGCCCTTCTCGGTGAACCGGGTGACGCGCGGGCGCGCCAGGAACCGGCCGCGCTCGTACTCCCGGATGAACCCGTCGTGCTTCTCCGTGGCGGCGAGGCCCCAGCCCGGCGTCGTGCGCCCCTCGCTGAACACGTCGACCAGGGCGTAGCCCTTCGGCCCGCCGAGCTCACGGTCACCGGGTGCACCGGGACCGATCCACCGGTCGCTCACGTACTGCTTCTCGTCCTCGTACCAGGTCACGAGGTGTCCTCCTTTGTCCGAATTTGTCCGGGAAATTTCAGGGCTAGTGCAGGGTGGTGTAAGTCCAGAACAACCCTTCTACGCGTGTGCGCGTGTAGAAGGGTTGCATTCGCTATACACCACCCTGCACTACTGGTGCTCTGACCTCGAGCCGGGGAACCTCAGCAGGGGGGTTCCAGGCCGGGGTCTGCACCCTGCTCCGGGGACTCCACCCCGAACTCCTCGAGCGCGCGCAGCTTGGCCGTGGCCAGCTCCACGCCGTCGAGCGAGGTCGCGGTGGTGAGCTCCGTGAGCACCTTGGTGCGGTGGTCCGTCATGCGGTCGTCCTTCCCTGTGCGGGGCGTGCAGGGGTGCACACCCTCCCCACCCATGCTCAGGGGAAGACCAGCCGCTGGACCGTCTTCTTGCTGATGTCCGTGTCCAGCCCGCGGGGCAGGATGCGGCCCATCAGCTGACGCCGCTTGGCGTCGTCGTCGGTGTCGTCGACGATGATGAGCCGGTCGCACACCTTGTCCACGCCGTCGAGGCCGGTGGCCATCGTCGCCGTGCCGACCATGATCTGCGCGTTGCCCTCGAGGAACGCCTGCACCCGGCGGTGCTTGTTGGTCGCGCTGAGCGTCCCGTGCACGATGACCGACCGCCAGCCGTACTCGACGGTGCGTGCGTAGAACGCCTTCGCCAGCTCGGAGCTGTCGAAGTAGATCAGCACCTGACCGGTGTCGCTCTTCACGAGGTCGTCGATCTGCTTGAACAGCGTGAGCTCGAAGTCGCCCGAGCTGTAGAGCATCCGGTACCGCTTGATCCGGTGCTTCTCCTCCATCTGGCTGGCGACGATGCGGTTGCCCCACACGTCCCACCCGTAGTCCACGAGCTCGTCCGGCAGATCAGGGCACACCGCCGGGATGTCCTCGATCACGATCTGCTTGATCGCCTCGTCCTCGACGTAGTGCACGTAGGGCAGCGCGGCGAGGAACTCCTCGGCCGTCTGCCCGGTGCGGAACCCGTCGACGATGGGCTCCTGACCGAACGGGTTCACCGTGGTCTCGCAGTGCTGGTACAGGAACTGGATGTACCCGCCCTTCACCGTGTCCGGCGCGAGCACGTGCATCACGCAGTACACGCGCTCGGCGTCGTTGTAGTTCGGCGTCGCCGAGCAGATGACGAGCGGTGCCTGCAGTCCCTTCGCGAGCCGGTCCATCTTCTTCCAGCCCTGGCCCTTGTGCCCGCCGAGCAGGTGGAACTCGTCCACGATGATCGCCTGCTTCCGGCTCACCTTGAAGTCCTTCATGCGGAACTTCGCGTGGCTGACCGGGGTCACGTGCACGCCGAGCGTCGCGCCGACCTCCACCCACTTCGGGTGGGTGACCGGCGGCGCCAGCACGAGGACGCTCTGTGCGCCTCCCTGAGCGACGCAGGCGAGGGAGGCGATGGTCTTCCCCTCCCCGGTCCTGTGGTACAGGCACAGGCGCACAGGCGTGCCCCTCCGGGCCTGGTCCGCGGCGTGCCCCGCGGCCTCGGCCTGGCTCTCCTTGAGCGGGAAGCCCAGCTTGTCCTCGATGTCCGAGTTGTCCACTATGGGTTCAGCTCCCTCACGGTGTCGGCGTCCAGGCAGCGGCTGTCGCCGTCGACCTGGACGATCTGTCCGCCGGCGCCCTCGCACCGGCCGTCCTCCCGGCCCTTGTTGTACGACAGCCACGGCAGGCCGATGAGCGCACCGAGGGCCAGGACGACGCAGACCACGGCGGCGACGGCGAAGTTCGCGTCCGCCCTGGCGTCCGCGCTCATGCGCTTGCGCTTCACAGCTGCACGTCCTCGACCTCGAGCCGGCCCTCGATCTTGTAGACCGCGCCGCCCTCTCCGTGCGTCCGGATCTCCGGCTCCACGTCGGAGGCCCAGTGCTCCTTGATCGCGCTCCGGATCTCGGAGACGACGTTGATGATCTCGCTGCCGGTCATCGGTTGCGTGCTCTCGAACCGCACGATGGTCTGCTTCTTCACCAGCCGTACCTCCCTGTGATGACGGTCCCGAACGTGAGACCGATGATGAACAGAACGATGAACAGCGCCACCGTCCAGGCGGCGTCCCTCCACATGCTGTGGATGAGACGCCGCCGGGACGACTTGCTGCGGCGAGCGATCACCCGAGGTTCGCCTTCTCGTTCGGGTGCTGGGCCCGGCACGCCTCGCGGCAGATGCAGGCCCACGGGTCGTCCGGTCCGTTGTGCTCGTTGTGGCTCCAGCACTCCCGCGAGTGGATGTCCTGCGGGTTCGCGCTGCGCCCGTGGTTGTTCGACCACGTGTGCACCTGCGCCGGCGTGGCCTTCTCAGACCTCGCACGCGACTCCTCGAGCTGGCCGATGCGCGCCTCGGAGAGCGAGCACACGCAGGAGTAGGGCCACTTCGCGCGGTCCCACATCTTGTTCCAGCTCACGCAGAAGGCCGTGTGCTCCCGCGCCATGAAC